AGTCCATCAACCATTACAACTGATTGAATTCCCCTGAGTTCATTACAATATTCCGATGCCCATGTAGTAAGACCATTTGTGTGTTCAACAATACCGTACATTTTACTTCGGTCATCCCACCATCTACCTGTTGCTGGAACAAATGTGCTACCAGCGATTCCAAGAATACCGTAATTACTATGATTAAAATTATTGAGCAGAACCTTACCCCAATTCCGTGTTTTTATCGTTATGTCGTTATGACACATAACAAAAATACAATCCTTGGTTGTGTGGGTTTTTATCGCATCATTATAAATCTGGGGTAAGCCGAATTCGTTGTAATTGGGATAGCAAACCACTTTGTGTCTGACCCCAATTGTATCATCAATATGTTTTATAAATTTCTGGTTTTGTTCTTCACCGAGATGTGAAGAAAATACTACCACTACGTTGTTTTTCATCTATACACTATTTGCAAGTGCAAACTTAGTGATTTAAAACCAGAAAGACAAGGAATTTTGTGACAGTAAGTAATTCAGCCGTTTTATTTCTTAAATGCCAGTAGTGCTGCTTCGTAGTCTGCTTTGGCTTTAGCAAATGGAAATGGAATTCGAATCAGTGCACCATCAGGTATGTCGAACTCATTTACATATATTTTATTACCATATAGAATCAGGAAATCATAGAACGGATTTCCATAATATTTCTGGCTGATTTTATCCAACCTACTGAACTCGGTATTCCAGAATTCAAATTTATCACTTGGATTACTTGGTAAATTAACAAATGGCATTGCATCTGTTGTACCATTAGTATTTTTTAGAATTTCGTATCTTTTATAATCTGGATATGGCATTATTAGACTCCTTCCCTTACTTTAAATTTTTCTTCTAACGCATCATATGCATCATTTAAACTCTTCTTTTTCGTTGTCAACACACCATTAATGAATTGTTCTTGTTTATCTGCTTCTGCTGAAGGTCTATTATACATACCTCTATCTGTGAATGTTGAATTCGCATAATAATTGAAGGTCACGGCATTCTGAAGGGCATCGATAGGTCCTTTCAGCGACTGACCACCTATTAACTTCATATTCAATGTGATGTTTGCAATCATGGGTTGCATACCAAAACCTTCGGGATTCATATCCCAAGTCGTATCAGCATAATCAATGGTAACTGTTTCAATAACAACTTTTGTATAGAAGAAGTCACCGACTCTCATTATACATATTGGTTGTTTTCCAAAAACAGAGTTTCTGGCTCTCAACACACCATTTTCATCTTTTATATCATAACGTTTGGCAGCACCTTGTCTCGTACATTGTTGTAAGAATGTCAGTCTTCGGTGAAAATCTTCGGGGGTTTGACTGTGAAAAACAGGATAGAATTCATTTCCACTCACTGATTCAAAACCATTAAGAATTGCCTTACTTCTTCCTTTATAAATGTTTTCAATAATATTATTTTTTGCCACACTGAGTTGAAATTCAAGTGCTTGAATATCTCGTTGAATTTTTATTATTTCTTCTTTTTGTTTACTATTAATATTTGGTTCTTTATTATCTACTGGAACAGTATTTCTTATAAAAGTAATTGTAGAACTTCTTTCTCTTTTTACTTCTTCGAGATGCATATTTTTTGCCTCTGCACCAAGACTACCACTTCCAACACTACCTGTACTTGAAGCGGTTTGTATGTTATTCTCAGCAAGTTCATTTGCAACACTCGCCCCGAACATCGCAGTTAATTTACTCACAATTAATTTTTTGGTTGCTGCGATTCTTCGGTCTCCAAGTGCTTCATTATATGCTTTCTCGTTATCATTTAAATATAGTTTAGATGCAGTACCAGTAATCACGACATCATAATATTTTCTGGTATCTTCATTACGATAAACATCCAATAAATTCTTATTTAATTGAGACACACCTATTTTGTCTTGGGGTAAAACTGATGAATATTGGTCTACATCATAATCAAGTTGCCATACACCTTCACTTGTTTCAGTAAGACCTGTACGGAAATATATAAACTCATTTAAACCAAACCCATTGCCATCCTGTGCTGATTCTAAACCTTTAATAATTTCATAATGATTTGGATTATTATACATGGTATTAATAATCGTATTGACCTCACCATCAGTTGGTTTGTCGTTTTGGAAAAAAATCTGTACCTCTGGGGCGGTAGGAGCAGGTGGTTCTGATTGGTCAACAGGACCGCCAATTTGTTCAATCTCTATTTTGAGTTTTTCTATTTTTTCTTCTATTTTTTCTACCTGAGATTCATCAGGCAATGGGTCACCACCAAAAGCAAAGAAATCTGCGATTGCTTTATTTTGGTCATCTTTTTTACTTATAAAATTTCTCAGTTGTTCTGGATAGTCAACAAGTAAACTGAAACTAAGAACAGCAGTTCTCTCGGAATTCATATAATTATACATTGGTTCGTTTCTACCAACCATGACAGTTGACTCGTATTTTGCAATTGCAACTTCATTAATTTGTAGATTATATGGTGGAAACCACATCATACGCCCAGCAAACGGTCCGACCTCACTCAATGGAATCGGAGTGCCGTATTCATCATCAATAACACCAAACTTATCTCTTTTAATTGTACCAACAGCAAGATTTTCAAGACTAAACATGAGATTCTTATTATTTGGTATACCATTATCTAATGCAGGGTATGTTGGGTGAATTCTTGGTAACACACTTTTATTTATAACAGAATTCGGACTTCCATTATAAACAATATTACCTTTAAACCTAATTGATTTCGCAAAGCCTTGTGTTCTATCTAATATAGTCGTGTCTGAACCATATTGGTCTAAAATCGTGTGTTGTCTAACTCCAGTCTTATCGAAATTTCTACTTGCTCTCGAATAAGTGGTATCATTTCCTTTCCATAAAGGCGAACCATTATACCCAACGTAATTAAGACCGTTTTTAAACGCTTTTCGTGTTATGTCAACAAAATTACCTTCACTGGCATTTAACAGGTTTCTCGTGTATTCCAATAAACCAACTCTGGCAGCAGTTGTAGCACCAATGAGAATTCCACTATCTGGAGTAAGACGAACTGCATCATCATCACCACGCAAATCTTTAATATATGATTCAGCATCTGCTGCTACTCCATCTCTACCCCAAACCAATTTTTCACCACTAAAGTCTTCGCTGAAATTAGATTTTATCCCAACCCAATTATCAATTTCCTGTTTTGGTTTTGGTTTTACAACCTTACCAAAATAATCATCAACATATTGATAATATGGTGCGTATTCCTGAACAGTGTCATAAGTAAAATTATAACTCAATAACATAGCAGTATTAGCATCCTGACCTGCGGTTACGGCATTAAATAATGGTCTACTAAAATATGGTTTTGATTTATTATCATTAAAATTGAAAAATACTCTTGGTATTGAAGTATTATTACTCGACTCCAATGTTGCGAGAGGATTATTTAATAGTTTACCAGTTTCATTACTTTTCTCACGAATAAGTGCTGTTTCATTAGGTCTTTTCGTGGTATTAATTGGTTTATATAAATTGAGATTGATATTAATAAAGAAATTTTCTAATTGTGCAGTACCAGTATTTCGGATATAATCACTATTTGTCGGGTTTTTTGAAAACGGATTTGCGTCTCCAAACACATCATAAGTATCAATACCCAGAAAATTACTTGCAACACTACCGACCTTATCTAAGAAAGTTTTATCTTCTTTATTTTTAACGGTAATATTATTGTTTTTATTAAACTTAAATATTTTATCAGGATTCCCTTTAAGTGCCTGACTTAAATTTATAGTAGGAACATATTTCACAGCTAAATTCATTGCCGAATTATAAGCCATATGCTTACCAAGCATTATTAAACCGATTTTTGCCAATGCCGAACCATCGTCACGAAACGCATCATAAGTATTTCCCAATAAATTCGTATTGACTTGCATGCGATTATATTGTGGTATAACAGTTAATACTGTTGAAATACTACTGGCAACATTACCCTTATTATTAAGTGAAAATTTATTAGTGTTTTTATACTCATTATCAAGACTATATAAACTACGTGCAAAGATTTTATCCCGATATTCTGCAATAGGAATATAACCACCATTATAATAAATATTACCAGTTAATAGTCTTGAAGTTTCGTCAGCCATTTAAAACTTTTTTTATAAATACTTGCAGAATAATTTTATAATGTCTATTTTTACCTTCCCGAAAACTGTTTCAACATCGCTGGCGTAATTCCATCTTCTTTTGTTAAAACAACTTGGGTTATGAAGAAAATTATTATGAATGGTGATTATTTATTTATAATTTTAGATTTTTTATTTAATTATGATAATAATTAAACATAATTATCCCATAATGTCGAGGTTTTATCGGATTCGAAGAAGTCGATACCAAATCTTGTAATCTTTGTTTCTTGATTCGCAGAAGCGAGGAATGTTTTGAATACTTGGAAAAACTTTTCAAAGTTACAAAAAATTAATTTAAGATGCAAGACATTTTCAAAAATCACAGAAAATTTTTTTAACTTCCTTTAGCATGTTTTACATTTTCGTGTTTCTGAACAGCAATATTAACATCATATGCTTTATTCATAAATCGTTGTCCATCAAGATTTAATGTAATATCATTTGTCATACTAACTCTGCCGTTGTTTGCGAATTCTACTTGGAGTGGTTTTTTTAATAAATTAGATAATTCAGCAAAGTATCCACCACCTTTAACATTGGCACTTCCGATTGATTTAACAGCATTCTCCACTGCAATGAAATCATCTTTTGAACCAGATAGCACGGCTTGAATACTTTTAAATGCAGTTCCGATTTTTTCAATACCTTCACTATGTTTTGCCATTCTTCTCAAACCATTATTAAATGCCATTAATCCAACAAAACCACCAGCAGCCATAGCAATTGTAATTGCACCAATACCAGCAGCAACACCAAATAATTCTTTACCAGCACCACCACCGCTTTCATTCATTTTAGCTAACCCTTCACCCATTTTACCAATTCCTGTTGTGGCTAAATAAATTCCAGCACCAACTAAAGCAATTGCTCCACCTAATACAATTAAACCTAATGCACTGGCTTCTGCTGCTTTTCCTGCAAGAGTAATACCAATAGCAGCAATAGGAAATGTTATAGCAAGTGTCATTCCAATTCTTTCCAGAGATTTCGCTTGTTCAGGTGTCAGTTTTGCCATTGAATCCGCTAATTGACTCAAACCTTTTGCTGCAAGCATGATACCTGCACCTGCACCAGCCATTGCTGCACCAGCACCAACACCAGTGCCCATTCTTTTCATACCAGCACCTTTTGCAGCAGCACCCATTCCAACACCTTTACGTTGTTCAAAAAGTCCTGATTTACTACCTTTTGAACTAACTGCATCACTTAAACTGGTTGTGGCTTTACCACCTATTCTACTCATAACAGCACCACCACCTTTACTAAGAGCACCACTTATTGCGCCAGAAGCAGTTTTAAATATCAAAGCAGGGACCATCAACATTCCAGCAGCTTTTACCATCCCCCACGTACCTTGTTCAGCAAACTTAAGGAATCTTTCAGCAATTTTTGCGAGTTTAGGAATTAAGATAGTATTAACTTTATCTAATAACGGAAGTAATGTTGTTTTCAGAATATTAATTGTTGCTTGAAACTTTTCATCAAAGGTCAGTGCTTCTTCGGCACGGTCTTTTAATAATTTCTGTTCAATTTTAAATGAATCGGCTTGGTCTGAGGTTAATTTACCAATTTCAATCATTGTTCCAGCAAGGTCAACTTGGAATTTACCACTTTGTTTATCCCATAATGCAGCACCTTCAATAATTTCTTTTTGTTCAGCACTTAGTCCCATACCAGCCATTTGTTGACGCATTCTCTGGACTTCAGCCTGTCTTTGAGCAATTATTACCATTGAACCCGCTTCCATACCCATCGATTTTTCAACAGCAGCAATTCTATCACGGTCAGCAGGACTTATGAATTTTTCAAAAGTACCATCACTCATTTTTTTAAAAGTAACAAGACCTTTGGTCATGTCAGCAAGTTTTTCCTGCATTTTTGCAGGGTCATTACGACTAAGATATAACAATTCAAAAGGGTCGGTTTTTGCAAATTCACCACCCATGATTTGCAATTGTGCTGCTAAGTCGATTGCACCTTCAAGACTACGTGCTACGTCAGCAGCATTAAGTGCGTCTCCGATGTCAATTTTAAACTTTTCAGCATACATTGCCATTTGTGCAAAACCCTTGACACCCTGTTGAAATGTATATTTATTTAATCTTTTAAAATTATCATTAACGTTTTTCAGAACCTTCGTGGTGTTAACACCCATTCTTTCTGAGGTATCCACAACACCCTGAACATAATCTACCATCCCCTTTGCATCAAATCCCATTAATTCGAATTGTGCACCAAGTCTGGTTGCTTGTTCAATACCAAGTCCAGTACCTCTACCAATTTCAGTAATATCAGTAACCATATCAGCAGTCAAAGCACGTGCACGACCAGTTTCATCGGCATATCCTTGCATTATTGCACCAATATCAGCAACACTACCACCAATACTTGAAATATAACCCGCAGACCCCTTAAAAGCATCACGCATGGCTTCAGCCTTCCCACCACTCATTCCGAGGTTAAGATTAACTGATTTTATGATTTTATCTTGTTCCTGAAGATATTTCCAACCACTTTTTAGTTGAGCACCGAGTTGTCGTGCTAAATCAACACCAATTTTTCTGGTTTTAATTTGTTGATTAAGTTGTTTATTAACATCCTCTTCCTTCCTAATAATTTCATTTAACTCAGTCTGTAATTGTTCTTGTTGCGCAAGATTATCAGTACCATTTTTAAGACGGTCTTTCTCCAAGTCATTAATAACCTTTTGATAATTAGCGATTTTTTCGTGTGCTATTCGTCTTTGCTCATCAATATTTAAACCACTTTTGTCGTCACCTGCTGCCATTTTAAATTTCGGTATTTACTATAAATACAAAAGACCGAGAAATATACTATCTCGGTCTGAAGTTATTTTTGTTTCGTGCTTTATCCTGCATCTTCTCAATTTCTTCATGTTCTTTTTCTAACAGGAATAAGAAGTGTCTTCTACGATATATGGGCAGTTTCTCTATATAATCTGCTTGGAACTTAGCGTGTTTGGTCAATATATATATCTCTTCATCGACCATTTTTTTATACTCACCCGCTAAGTGCTGGGGAAAAAAAAATCGATGCCCACAGATAATTGTGCGTTGAACTTATATCCGTCTTTGGTCTGAAATTCGTAATCCATATCAACATCAGGACTAACATCAATAATTTTTCTACGAATAGTTAATGCATCAAGTGCTGGCATTGCATCTATAAATTTACCAATATATGTTCTATCGGTCTTTTCGTCAATACTAACAACATGTGCTTTCAATTTATTTGTACTATATTCACTAAATTCTTGACCATATGCTTCTTGCACGGCTTCGGCATTCTTAAATAACATAGTTTCTTCACCAGAAGTAAGTAATTTAAATTTAACGGTTTTCTTACGCATTGGTAATTTGACGGTGAAATTTCCTTGTTCATCAGGTTTTTCTTTGACTTTTTTATACCTGAGTTTCAGAAGGTTAACGCTTGTTTTAAATAATACATTTGTCCTTGGGTCAGGTACTTGTACACTATATTCTGCACCATAACTTGAACTACGTAGAAACAATATAATTGCATTACGGTCACCAGCGAGTAAGTCGTCAGGAAGAATACCTTTAGTTTTTATTTTTCTTTTCAACAGAATATCCAATACAGTACCGTTTTCAATTAAAGAAGGTGTGGTAAGTAGGTCTTCGTCTTTTGATGTCATGTATTCAACATTAACTTCTGAAATCTTGTTTTTATAAAACAAGCCTTTTGACGGCAATTTAACAATTTCATAACTGGTCATTAAATCTGGGTCAGTTTCTTGAGACATCGCTTTTTCATATTCTTCGGGATTAAAAGTCGATGCTGCTGGTGGTATTGAAGTAGGAACGGCTTCAAGTGGTGCTGAAGTTACTGATTCGGGTGATGGAAGTGTTCCATCATTACGCATTTCCTTATATTTTTTCAACACATCACCAATTGGTTCTCTTTGTGGAACTTGTTTTTGATTTTCGTTTTCCATAATTATTATAAATTTTTATAGTTTATTATCATTTTTTGATAAATACTCGGAAAAAAATTTTCGTTAGAATTCAAGATTTTTAATTAAGATTCGTATTAGTAAATATAGGTGGTTGTAGATTTAGGTAAGAGAGTTCGTTAGAGGTACTTTTAATCCTTTCTGACAGGGTTTCTAACATTGGAGTAGTGTGGATGTCAGAAGAAGAGATAAACATCAGAAATCCGCTTATATGGATAATCGAAGACAATTAAATTGTTGGTTATGGAAAATAAAATATTAGTAATATATATCGGTGTACAGGGACTCAGAAGTGAAGATATTGAGGAATTTGTGCGAAAAGTTTCGCAACGAATATCTCCATCAACACTGGAAGGCGAGATAATCGTGATTCCAACACAATCACCAGATACAAGGATTGAATGTATTAATCCGAAATACATCACAGATGCTGAATTAATTCAAGAGCATACCGAGATGATGAAAAATTTAGAAAAACAACTTCAACATCAGTTGGAGCAATTAAAACAAGAAAATAATGAGTAAAATAACAATAGGTATAGATATTAATGAAGTTCTGAGAGCCAGATGGTTACAATTTGATAGATTTTATGCACAGGAATTCGGTGACGAGAAAAATGATATGACAGCTAAGTACGTATATGATTTTTTTAATGAATATGTCTGGAATGACACCGTAGAAAAAATTAAGGAAATGCGTGAACCTGAAGACACGCCAGATACAATCAATCCAATAGATTATCAAATAGATGATAAAGGTAATGCACCTGCTGACTTCATGCTATTTAAGCCTGAAGAAAAAATTAAAGTTAGTGCAAAAGAAGTTTATAATAGATTCATGTATGAAGATTATTTATTTGAAATTCATGGTGCTGCACCTAAAATGTATCCACAATTGGATTTAGATGTTAATAATTTCCTACAGAAATACGAAGATATTGCAGATTTCACCGTAATGTCTGTTGAAAACCGTTTCAGCATTCCCCCAACACTTTTTTTCCTAAGTAAGATATCATCAAGGTTCAGAAATTACAAATTTCTTAATAAACCAACTGATATGTGGAAAGAAGTTAATGTATTAATTACAACCGACCCAGAAATCCTACGACTTGGTGCGCCTTGGGGTAAGAAACTAATTAAATTAAAACGACCATATAATGAAAAAATTAAAGCAGGTTCAATGGAAGTCCTGCAAATCGCTGATTTAATCGAAAATCAGGATTTTCAAAAAATAATTAAATATAAAACTAAATAAAAATGAGCGAAGAATTACAGAAATCAGCAGAACAGGCTGAATTAGAAAAAATCGAGAAGATTAAACTCAGTCTCGATAAACTGATAAATAAGAAATCAAAATTCTTATTTGTAGTGCCAGAATCACAGAGTCCCGTTGCAAGTGTTTATGAGATATACTTTCATGCAACAGTTGTAAAAAATCTGGGGTATGAAGTAATCATTATGATTGAAAAAGGCGATTATGTTCCACCAACTTGGATTGAGAAGGAACTTACTGACCACAAACACATGTCGATGGCAGACCCAAAACTCACGGTAGGACCTGAAGACGTAATGGTTATCCCAGAAGTATATTCAAACGTAATGGAACAGACAAAAAACCTTCCTTGTTTGAGGGTTGGACTATTACAATCGGTTGATTATATGGTAAGTGCATTAATCCCGGGGACTGATTGGTCATCGTTCGGCATTCAAGATGTTATCACCACTTCTCAAAGTCTTAAGGAATGGTTAGAGAATTTTTATGGTGTGGATAAATACGATATCAAAACATATAATATCGGTATTCCTGAATATTTTGAGAGAACCGATGTTCCACAAAAACCAGTGGTTTCGGTAATCGGTAGGAACGCAAACGAAATCAGTAAGTTCGTGAAGTTATTCTTCAGTAAATATCCACAATATAATTGGGTGACTTTTGACCCAATGGTAACTAAGAGTAAGCCACCGCAACCAATGCGTAGAGTTGATTTTGCCAAGAGATTGCAGGGCAACTTCGCAGCAATTTGGATTGACAGGATTGCGAGTTTTGGAACATTTCCTTTGGAATGTATGAAGTCTGGCACAATTCCAATCTGCTTAAAACCTGATATTATGCCAGAATATATGATTGAAAGAGACGAGAACGGTGTTGCTGTTAAAGCAGTTGAAGGCGCAGGTGTTTGGACTGAAAATTATTATGACCTTCCAGTATTGGTTGGTGAGGTACTTATTAAATTCTTGGATGACAACATTTCACCAGAATTATATACCATCATGGAAAGTATTGTAGCAAAATACAACCAAAAGGACAGTGAAACCAGATTAATTGAGATTTACGGTGAAATCACCGATAAGAGAATCAAGTTATTCGAGGCAGCACTTCAACCTGTTCAACCTGTTGTTGAGGAAAAATAATATTAATTATAAATAAAAAATAAAATGAATATATCAGTAATAATTCCAATACATGAATATAATGACGACCTATCATTATTGGTTACCAACGCAGTTAAATCTGTCGTTAAACAAGAGAATGTGGAAGGACTCCCACAAATATTATTTGTGTATCCAGCAGAACTGGATGCCAATATTATCGGATTAAGAGATAGCACGATTCGTGAATTCAGCAGTAGCGGTGTCACAACTAACAACTTTGTTTTAATTAAAAACGATGGTGCAACTGATTATCAGTCACAAGTCAATCTTGCTGTAAAATCAGTAACTACCGATTATTTCTCGGTACTTGAATTCGATGACGAATACGGCAGCACTTATTTTAGAAATGTTGAGAAGTATATTAAAAGTTATCCAGAAATTGATGTGTTTTTAACCATGATGATTGAGGTGAATGAGAAAAATGAAGGCATTAAGATGACAAACGAAACCGTTTGGGCACAACAGTTTGTTGGTGAGAACGGTGAGATGGGTTATCTGAACGCAAATGCGCTGAAACAATACACGGACTTCAAATTGAGTGGGGCGGTTATCAAGAAAACTGAGTTTGAAAATCTTGGTGGTTATAAATCGAATATTAAATTAACCTTTATGTACGAGTTTCTACTGAGAGCACTGAATAATGCAGCAAAGGTCTTCAGTATTCCGAAAATCGGGTACAAACACCTTGCAACACGTGAAGGTAGTTTATTTGACGATTACCTGAAAACAATGCCTATTGATGAAAGAAAATTTTGGTTCGAAACAGCGACAAAAGAATCGAATTTCATGAACGACAGACCAATTGATTTATCACGACTTCAAAAAGTAGTTGTAAAATAACTTTATTCCTGACATTATAATTAATGAATAAAGTAGAAAATACTACGCATTATTTTGCAGAGAAAGAAGAACAAGCGGTTATAGATTATATTAATTCTGATTCGCTGGAAGAAAAAAATAAAATCTATAACGACATATTGATTGAACCGTTTCGAAAGATGATTCAATCAATTCTGAGACGATACCCAATCCATATCGGAAATTATGATATGGAAGAGGTTGAATCTAATGCACTTACACATTTAATTGAACATATGGTCAAGTTCAATCCCCAAAAAATTACTAAATCTGGGGCAAAAACAAAGGCATTTAGTTATTGTCAGACAATAATTAGAAATTATTATAAAGACCATAGTAAAAAAAGTTATACTGAGAAAAAAATTAACTTGAGTTTTGATGATTACATCGATGAAATTAATCAAAATATCGAATACACCTATGAAATGGAGATGGAAAGTCAACACCAACTCGAAAAATTAATTAATGGTGTTATTACTAAAATTGAAGACCGAATTGATAATGATGTGACAATCAAAAAGAATGAAATACTTGTTGGTGATGCAATTGTTAACGTGTTGAAGAATTGGCAGGTTTTGTTTATGGAAGATAGTCCTGATGGTCGATATGAAAAACGTGTAACAAATAAATTTGCGAAGAATAAAATTCTTTTGTACCTGAAAGAACAAACTGGACTCAGCACCAAAGAAATTAGAATCGGCATTAAACCATTTAAGGAAATTTATTTTATTGAAAAAATAGATTATATGGATGATTAAAGTATATCAAACCGTTGTAGATAAAGAACATGGTAATTGTATGCAAGCAGCAATAGCCAGTTTATTTGATAAAAAAGTTGAAGAAGTTCCTAATTTCATTGAACACGATGGATATTTTAAACCATTATATGAATTCATAAATAAAGTTGGATATGATTATCAGGGGTGTATATATAATAAAAACTACACCTCATTATGGCACACAAAAAAAGATTGTTTTGAAAAACCAAAATGGCATAGACATTCTATCATGACACCAAAAAGATTATATAAGGAAGAGGGTGTTAATGGATTATTTTATGCTGGTGTTTTATCTCCCACATATTTTAGTTGGGGAGAAAGAAGAGATGTAACTCACGCAGTTTTGATTGATAAAGATTATAACATTCTGTTCGACCCAAATCAGGGATATGAAACTCTATATCAATATCCTTTAGCTAATCTTTTAAAATATAATGGAATTATTGATGTATTAATTATAAATCCCAAATAATAGTATTTATATGTACTAAAACTATAATTATGTGCCCACGCCCAAAAAGAAAACAATTAAAATTCGATGAAGATAGTGTGAATAAACTTCTTCAGGAAATATATGATGAAAGTCACAATATTAAAGCAAAAATCACCAGACTATTCACTAAATGGGAGACCAAGGTAAAGGAAAGTGGTGAGGTTGCTGCAATTGGTGACCAAATTGTAAAACTTATTGCTGCCGAAGCCAAGAACCAAGACCAGAAAATCGTGCTGCTTCGTTATTTAAAGGAAGTGGTATTCGATGTTAAAGGTGGTGTTGGAACAGGTACTACTCCAATAAGTCATGGTAGTGATGAAAATGGTGTGGTTAGTACCGAAAGAAGAAATGAATTGCTGAATTTTGTTAATGAAGAACTCGAAAAAAAGGAAAAAAATAAAAAATAATAATGAGTTTAGCCGATAAAAAAAGAAGTGTTTTTACAACCATTGGTTCATATACTTCCTTAATGCAGGAAGGAAAACAACTAAGGCAGACCGATTTATTTCCATCAATTAATAATAAGGACGATATTGTTCCGTTTTTACTTGATGTATTGAAAACCGTTGCGGGTACTGAAGCAATTAAAGAGGCGATTGGTGGATTATTTACGAAATTAATTGATGAGGTCGAACCTAAGTTAAAAACCGTCTTAAAAAAACAATTTATCCAAAGTAATTCAAATCAATCACTACCAACCACTTTTATGAGTAACGGTATTACAGTTCCAGTAAAAACAATTGATGTCGGTGGTAAGTTGAAGGTCAACCCGAATTCCAGTGAAGGTAGTTTAATATATGGTGCACCAACAAATAGTTTTAACGGAACAGCATATGATGCGATTCTAAATGAAGGCGATTTTGAAGAATATAATAACTTGGCAATAAAATACATTCAAGGCAGCGATAGTTTTCAAATAAAACCTTCAACTTCTGGCACGCCAAGCGTTGGTGAATTTTTTACCGATTATATTAACGGTACTGAACTTATTAATAAAAAGGAAATTATGAGTGCTGTCATGGATAATTTTTATGGCACGCTTGCAAAACAACAAAACAAAACTGTTGAACAATTGGTTGAGGAACTACAAGTTGAAACGCAACTACAACAAGTTCTTGATAACGATGATTCTTTTGTAATTTCACCTGAAAAAAATGATGAATTACTTAGAAGGGCACGTGAATTGGCTCAAGGCATTGTTAGTTATGATTTGGGTTGTGGATTGATGCCAGCAGAACTGAATTTCGATGACTTCGATAATCTAATCACAACCATATCTGGTTCAACAGACCAGTTTTTTATTAGTAATCAACTCGGAGCAACAATTGATGAAAGCACCACTGGAACAGAAGAACTGACAACCGAAAATAAGGAAACAATAAAAGACGGGTTTTTCCAAAAATTAATTAAAATATTTACAGTTAAAATGTTGGAAGCCACAACATCATCACCACAAGTGCGAACATTACTTGGTATGATGAGTTCATTACAGAATAACGGCACGGTTTTAATTAATGATGCAACCGAGGACATGAAAAATTTTAAAACCTGTATTAAATGTATGGCAAAGGAAATAATGAAATTAGTTGCCGAATTCATATTTTTATTAGCTGTTGCATATCTAATAAAATTATTAAAACCCGTAATAAAAAGGATTATTAAAGAAAAAATAAATCAGTACTCTGAGATTATAATAAGTCTCACAGGAGCACTAAGTAAAGTTAAAGACGTAATAACATAAAATTATGATAGTAGACCAAAAATTAAACAGACAATTTGTCGGTGTTTATCTTATCGATGGTGATAAAGAAGGCACTCAACTTGCAATATCTTCAAAACCTAATTGGTTTAGAAGAGTATGTACAAGATTATTCCTTGGTTGGAAATGGATTAGTATTAAAGAATTAAAAGAACTAAAACCAGTAAAGGAAGATTAATATGGCAATTGATTTTAGTAGTATTGATGCAATTATTGGGGGATTTACAAAAGTATTAAGTCTCTCATCGGTTGGCGGTCCACCGCCCGTACCCACACCACTTGTTTTAGTTGGTGTGCCTCTTCGTGCAGGGTTGTCACCGACTAAAATTGCGTCAAAAATTATTGCGAGAAAATCAGAAGCGGGACTTCCTGTTGGAGCATTGCCTTCAGGTGCTATTAATCCTGATGAAATAATGGAGAGAATCCGAATCGAAGAAATTGTTAAGGCAATTCAACAGGACATGATTATTTCGGTGGCTGTTCCACCGGGGATAACACTAACGGCAGCAGGTATTTCGGCTGCGGGACCCGTTACGGTATTCGGTTCAACAATAATATATACAAAAGGTTATGGAGTGGCACAATAATGGAAGATTTAAGTAAATACACGAAAATCGAACTTCAAAAAATGGGGAACGATATTAAAGCACACCATGATAAGTTAAAAGAAGAACTTATTGCAGACACTTATGAGATGGAAGAAGTGGAAAAACGTATTAACGACAAGGCTCAATTATTGGAAGAACTGGAAAAAAATTACGTGGAAATTGTTGAAAAATTAGTGGAATAATGGCATTTGATAAACCAATTATACAAACAAGTAACCCCAATAAAAGGGAACAAACAAGTATTGTTAGAAACCGAACAATTTTTTATGGTGAAGTTATGAGCATTACTGACGAAACCGATGGTGGTAGAATCAGGGTTAGGATTCCCGAACTCGATAATAGAACTGCCAATAATGAATTGCCTTGGTGCTACCCATTATTACCGAAATTCTTTCACATTTATCCACAAGTAGGTGAAATGGTTAGAATTTTTCTTGAAGATAATAAGTTTCCTGAAAGAAGTAGATTTTGGATGGGAAGTATAATTTCTCAACCACAAAAAATTGGATTTGATTCGAAATTTACTGCGCTTTCAACAACAAATCTTGCACTAACAGACCCAGAAAAAGCAGTAAGTACGTATCCCGATGCAGATGATGTGTTTCCATTAAAAACCGATGTTGCGATTGTCGGAAAAGTAAATACTGATGTGATTCTTAGACTGAATGAGGTACATATTAGGGCAGGTAAACACGAAAATGGTGATATTTTAAAACTCAACACGAAGAACCCCGCAAGCATCGACATGATTTTCGAACCAATTCAGGGTAGTGATACCGATTATTATAGCAATACAATTATCCAAAGCGATAAAATTGCATTAATTAGTCATACTGGAAATCCCCAATTTAAAGCAGCAAGACTGACTCCAGAGGACAGAGTGAGGATATTTGAAGAAGGACACCCGACAGCACGAGCAGATGTCCTTATTGATGCCTTAGAGGTAATTAGAGTGGCATTAGTTAATCACATTCACGGATATTCTGGATTAGCAGCCGATAAAACTGCTGTCATTAAGAAACTCGAAGAATTGCAGTTTGAACAAATTTTACAAAAAAACGTTGTAACCAATTAAATTCTTCATATATTTGTTGCAATGAATATCGAGATTCCCAATAAATTCTTTACGTCATTCAATGATATCACATTTCATGATGAACCCCATAAATATTATTTTGATGGTAAGGAATTAATAAGTGTTACTACAATAATTCACAGATATCAAGAAGAATTCAACGAAGACTATTGGTCTAATTATAAAAGTGAGGAATACAGTCTCACCCAGAGAGAAGTTCTGCGTGCATGGGAGTTTATAAATAAAAAGGGAACAATTAAAGGTTCGGCAATTCACGACTATACTGAAAATCTGTTTCAAAACAAAGTATTTCCATACCCACAACAACTGATTTTCGATGAATTCGGCTTCGACCCCGTTTTAGAAGAATATAATATAACAAAAAAACACGTTGATAAGTTTTATTCTGATGTACATGGAAAACTAATACCAGTAAGAACAGAAATGATAGTCTATGACCCAGAATCTCTGATTGGTGGTATGCTCGACATATTATTCTATAACATTAAAACTGGTGAGTTTCAAATCTGGGACTGGAAAACCAATAAGAAGTTCGATAAGGAAATGAAATCCAGACATTTCCTCGACAAATTATATATGTTGGAAGACAGTGATTTAGAAATCTATTCCTTGCAATTGGCAATGTATAAACTGATTATAGAAAAAGTAACAGGGATTCAATTAGGGAAATCATATGTTGTGTGGTTTAGTCATAACAACGACAATTACGAAATCATTGAAACCAAAAACAGGGAATATTACGCAAAACTAATAATGACAGATAGAATTACTGAATTAGCAGCATAAAAAACCAATATTATGACAAACGACAAAGCAAATACAATAATTGGTGTTGTTAAGACATTAATGGAATTAAAAAAAGACGGAACATTAGTTGATTTGAAATTTAAATGGGATGAAGAAAATAATACCTTGGATATTTTTACTGTTCCAAAACAATCCATTCAATGCATTAAATGCAATTTCACCATAACACCAACAGGTGCAGTTTTTAACAAATAAAAAAGCCACCCGAATCGAGTGGCTTTGTAATTTCTGAGTATCTCTTATAAGTTAAGGATACATCTCCAAGGCTGGATTTCCAAAGTAATGTTTGTTAATTCATCATTTTCATAATCGTTATCGCCAAAATCAATACTTGTAATCATACATTGGTCTAAAGTCCATTTTTCGACTTCAACACCTGTTGGGTCTAATGATTTAAGTGTAATGTTTTTCTTATAACCTGCTGCGTAACCCATACGACCTGTAAGTGATTCTGCGTGTAAACGAACCCACTCCATAAGTTGTTGAGAAGTAGACGGACCTATCGGGTCAAGGAATGTCACTGACATTGTATCCCAAGTATATCTACCAGCAACATAGTTTTGTTCGTTCATATACATAATCGGAACACTATTGATTTTCATCGAAGGTCTTTTGAATTTCTGAACTTTCCAAACCTGAATTCCTAATGCATCATCGAATACGGCAAAGAATCGGTTAACTCTTTTTGGTTCGTAATCGAACGGCATCGTTCTTATCATTGTTTCTTCTGCTGCCATTTTATCTAATTGTTAATTGTTTCTGTTTATTTTTACGTTTAATAATAAATACTCGGTGATTTGAAAACTACACCGAATAAAAACAACAAATATTATTTAGGCATATGACCTGTTCTCTGAAACCATCTAAGTTCAGCACGACTTAGACTTTCCAATGTACGTGATGCAGGTGCTTCAACCACAGGTTCTTCAACTACAACTTCTTCAGCCACAGGTTCTTCAGGTAGTTCTTCAACTACAGGTTCTTCAACAACTTCTTCAACCACAGGTTCTTCAACAACCACTTCTTCAGGTAGTTCTTCAACTACAGGTTCTTCAACAACCACTTCTTCTTCTTCAGGTGCTGATTCTAATAACGTTTCGTCAACGATTTCGTTTTGTAATTCTTCTTGAGTTTCTTCAAGAACATTCTCTTTATTTTTTTTGCTCATAATTTTTAATTTAAAATTAATATTATTTTTCCATAAATACTTAGAAAAAGAAAACCCACCAAATAAGTGGGTTTTCCAATTCAAAAAAAAATCACATTATGCACCAACATCGGCAAATGATGCACCTGAAGGAGTAATTGTAAATGTAATGCCGATAAATTCAACAGCACGTGTTGGTTTTAAGAAGATTTCTCCATATAACTCATTTCTGTCACGAGTTTCTGGAGTGTTATTACTGTTATCCATTTTAATTCTGAAGTCAGTTAAACCTCTTTCTCTCTTGATACTATCAAGGATTGGGTTTGCTTTACTCAAGAACTGGTCAATGGTTGCTTGGTCGTTTTGCTCAAATACCAGTCTGATTGCGATGTTAGCAATAAGAACTTTGATTTGAAGCAGTAGTCTACGAACATTGATTCTGTCAAGAGCACTTTCTCTGACTTGAAGAGTCTTTTGTCCGAAAATTGCAGTTCCAGCGTCAGCAAAGTCAGCCATTGGGTTAACTCTACCAGCGTAAAGAATATCACGTGCTTCCAAAGAAAGTTTATATTGTGATTTTCTTGCATTGGTTACACCACGGTTAAGACCAGCAGGTGCAAACCAAGGGAATGAAACGTTATCAGTAAACGCCATTGCTTTCACAACTTCACCAGTTGCAGGAATATAAACATTAACGTTATTCTGAGTGTCACGTATCTGAATCCAAGGATAATAAGTACATGCGTAACTACTATCAATTTCAGTATCATCTAAATATCTAATAATTTGGGTAGCAGCATCAACATCAGCCTTACCACTATCACCAACTGTTGGTAGATTATCAATGCTTGCTTGTGGGGCATCGATAACATATAAAGTATCAGTTCTCTGTTGTTCAATCATATCGATTGTATTCTCAACCAATGTTGTTTGGAATGCCCAATTTATGCCCGGAGTTGCAAAAAGGTTAATTGTAACGTTCTCAGGATTTGCAAAAGTATCGATTGCCAATTCCCATGCTTGGAAGTCGTTGGTTGGAACAACGAGAGGTTGTCCCGGATGACCAGACTTTCTTCCACCTTG